AGATAGGAATTGGATGGCTATGGCAAAAGAATTATGTGATGCACGTGATAAGTACTTTTTTGGTGATTTGGCACAATCCTTGCAATAACCAACATGACATACTTTGTTCCCCCTAACCCCAAACACTTCTGGTCTCCGATTGCTGGCAGTGTTTGCTATTTAACACAAGGATCATCATGACAACCTACGGAAACTGCAAAAAGTGCAAGAAAGGCAAACTCGTTAAACGTGTATCCATCAATGGCACATTCCTTGCATGTGATCAATTTGGACGTACACACTGTGATCATACAGAAGCATTACCATTAGGCCACTGTCCTATGTGTGATGATGGATTCATAACGAAACTTACTGGAAGTAGAATGGCTGATGGCTGGCAATGCAAATCATGTAACTGGAAAACGAACTATGAACCAATATTATCAACATGCCCTGAGTGTGAAGTCGGATGGCTCGAAAGAACCAAGAAAGGAATCCAATGTGGTATGTGCAGATCATCATATGATGAATCCATCATTAACGATTACCCCAATGAACGTGTTGATCGTGAGTTTATGGACAGAGAGATTGAGAAAGAAAGAGAGTGAAACACAGGCACATGGCGAAACTGGTAACGCAACAGTTTTTGGGACTGTTTATTCAAGGTTCGAATCCTTGTGTGTCTGCTGTGCATGTAGTTCAATTGGTAGAACACCAGACTGTGGTTCTGGCGATTGTGGGTTCAAATCCCATCATGCACCTGATGTTGGGTAATGCCCAAATGAACTGAGTGACCTGAAAATACAGGTGAAAGCAGATTTCTCAGAGAGATTGACAAAATAATCTGCCCAATTTATACATAAATGGCTAATTTTAGCCACTTCACACAATCAACGTACACAATCCCTACAGCTCATGTGGGGTATTTCTCCCCACTTTTACCTTGACTTTCACACATTCCACTGTTATATTCCCCACATGAAACATAGCGACATATACGCAATTGCCTATTGGTATCTTCGTACACTTGACATGGATGCCGCAAAGCTCAAAGTCAGGGGTAAGACAGGCAGCAACGCCGCTATATTCCAATCAAAAGTATTCACCAAAGCATGTAAGTTCTGGGTAGAAAACTTCAAAGCAGGAGATTTAATGGATTTTGAACTTGATGATGTACCAGAACGTGCGAAGTTGATTATGGATGATCTCCAGAAGAAAATGACCGCCAAGTACGTCAAGCCGGAAGAGTATGTGAAGTACTTTGCCATGTGGATGTCAACAATGAATACATTTGGTGGCAACTGGTCAGGACTTGAACGCAATACACAACGTGAGATCGAGGACAATCAAATATTTCAGGGTGATCCAAAGTATCTTGTTGAAACAAACACAGAGGCTGCCGAATTTACGGAGGTAAGTGATAATGGACATTAGTAATAAAGTATCAATCATTGATCGAAACCTTCCCATAACTGACATGATAATCCAGTACCAACATGGTGCTGAATGGATGATGGGACAAACACCACGAATTATCGAAACATATGATGACGAAGGAAGTTTGTGGGTAGTTGCACAAATGATTATATGTGGAGCACCACAATTGTATAGATTTCCCATATGGGTATTTGACCTGTCTGAAGTACCAGACGAACCAGAACCAGAACCACAACTTGAAACACTTCCTGAGAGCAATCCTAAGCCACCACCACCACCAAAGACGACCAAAACTATTACCAAATCAAAAAGATCGATTAGAAAGGCTCCTGAGAAGTCTGAGACACAATCACAGTGTAAAGCTACTACTAAATCAGGAAAACAGTGCAAAGGTAAGGTTGTGAATGATTCTAGGTACTGTATGAGTCATAAGAAGGTAGGTGAATAATGGGATGTGATGAGTAATGGGTGGAGACAGTGATAAATCTCAACCTTGAGCGAAAGTCTTTCACAAAGAAGGACTTCAGAGATAGATGTTTTAAAGACTTTGAGTTCTTTTGCAAGAAACTGTTTCCTGATGCATTCTTCGTTGAGTTCAGTGATGCACACAGGGAAATATTCAAGCTCATTCTCAGCAATGAGATATATGCAGGCGTAATAGCACCACGTAAGTTGGGCAAAACACCAACAATCTGCTTTGCTTACCCATTACGCCAAATACTGTTCAGTTTAGAATCGTACATTGTCATAGTAAGTGCAACCATTGAGGAAGCTGAACGCCATGTGGATAAAATAACTACCGTCATTGAGCAGTCGACAGCTATACACTACTACTTCGGAGAGTTGGTTGTCAAGAAGAAGTTTGAGACACAGAAAAAGAGTGTCCAGTTTGCCAATCGCATATGGTTACGCGCAAAAGGTCTTGGTTCACAAATCAGGGGAACAGGTGGTGATTGGTCGCCACCATCACTCATCGTTGTCGATGATCCACAATCGAACAAAGACGTTAAGACAGAAACAAACTTAACAAATGCCAGCAACTGGTTTGATGATGAAGTCATATATTCGAAAGCAATGAAGTGGAGGCATAAGCTTGGACAGATCAAGGAAGGTAAGATCAGATTCTTAGGCACATCACTTCATCCACAATGTCTGGCTGAGAAACTGTACAAAGATTCAAGATTCAAGTTTTTACGATATTCGATACTTCAGGACGAAGATGGAAATCCTGACACAGTGAACGGCAAGTCAATTTGGGAAGCAATGTTCCCAACCGCTCGCTTGTACAAAGAGATGCAAGAAGCTGAACGTAATGGTAAACTTGGCAACTGGCTTCAAGAGCGAATGAACATGCCTTACAAATACGGTGAACGCATGTTTAACATTGATGATTTGCAATATTGGGATGTTGGTGGGAACAAGTTTGACATTTATCAGGGTATGCCAGTGTTTGTGCAAGAACAAGACATAGGACTAAACTAATGACAAGAACAATTGACATATTATGTGGATCGTGTGATTATCTGTGGGAAGACACCATAGTTGGTGATGATTACGGTAAGTGTCCAATTTGCAATTCAGGCAACATCAATCGCGTATTCACTCCCAACACTGTCCAATTCATAGCAACAAAGGCATCATGTGTAGATCATGTAATGAAGCACAATGCCAAGATAAAAGCCGAACAGTTTGAAGAAGATTCATCTCCTGGTAGTGCTGCGTTGAAAGAGTTGGAAGATGTTACAGAATATGGAACATCTGATGTGGCGCAGGATTGAAGTATCACCTGTTACGCACATACACTGCGATGGATTTAGCCGAATCAGACAGTGAGAAAGCAGATGATACAGCAATAGGAACAATCGGAATTACAAAGTCATCTGACTACATCATGTTGGACAAATGGTCGAGTCGTGGTAGTGATCCGGTAGAAGCGATGATTGAGATGTTTAGGCAAATGAGAGTGTTTCAGTGCCATCGTGGGTTCATTGAGAAGAACAGATCAGAATCACTGTTACGAACAGTACGGAAGGTTGCACTAACAGACTTGTATGGTAAATACGATATAATAAGGCCACTAATATCAAAACTTGTTATGATTTCACATTACACCACGTCAAAAATGGATCGGTTTGAACAGAACATATCACCGATAACACAGAGTAAGCGACTGTGGATGAAAGATAATTGGAGTGACGTTAAGTCATTTTTCACGTTATATCCGGCAGTAGAGCATGATGATATGGGAGATGTCATTGATATGATTCTGGAACATGGCACACCACCATCAGGAGACTTCATATCAAGAGTTGATACAGTAAACCCACGTGAGTATCAAGACACTGATGTCAATGCTCATTTCGCACGTAAGAAATACAATCCTTACACAGGAGCTACAAGATGAAAGTCCAGACGTTGCTTGAATGGGAAGATGAATTTCGTGATTTAAGCAAGAATTATCATCCGTATGCCTTAGTTCATAGATGGACATCACAAGTCACAGCACGTGAGTATGTTAGGCTGCTCAGAACAAGTAATCAATTGTCACGCGGAGGTTTACGGTAATGGCAGACATTAAAATAGTACAATCTCTTGAGGAAGACTGGAAAGAATGTGAAAGTATAGTCAATGATCCCAGTCGCCGTGATCGTATGCAGGAGATGAAGGAAGAGAATAAGTTCTATTTCAATGCTCAGTGGGATGGGGATGAGGAAGAAGAATTGAGTGAGACAGGGCAAGTGGACATTACTCTCAATGCCATGAGACGTGCATTCCGTACATTAATAGCCCAGATTGTAGGACCACAACCAACTGCAAAGTTCATGCCGCGTGATGCCATCCCAGGAGACGAGCAAGAGAAAGCAATGCAAGAGCAGGTTCATAGTTTGCTTACTTCCTTACAAGGGCTGTGGAATCATTGCTGGTATATAAGTGATGGTACAATACGATTACGTCGAAGTGTGCAGTCTCAGATAATAACAGGATTAGGATGGATAGGGATTGAACTTGATCCCAAACAGGACTACTTTCGTGGTGAGTTGGTGTTTAAAGACAAGTTACCATGGGAGATGGTTGTTCCATTGAATGCAAGTGAGATTGATTTCAGTGATGCTCACAAGATGTGGTATCGTACACTTGTACCACTGGCCTCAGCAGCAAGACGATTGAAAGGTGATGCTGATCTTGTTACCAAACTTAGGACTCATGCATATGTAACTGGCATGGAAGAAGATTATGATATTTACATGCTCGCACCTGATGGTCGTGAAGTTTATAACGAGAAGATCAAGAAGGAAGGTGACTACTATGATGAGAAGTCTAATATTGTCGTAGAGTGGTTTGAGATGGATGAGAAGGTCGATGTTGATGCTAAACTATTTAAGGCTCAGGATGAGAATGGATTCGTTGAAACTCTGGTATACATATCTGATGAGCAGAAGAAAGAGTTTGATCCGGAGAAGTTACTTATCGAAAAAGGCTACAAATCAGAGAATCTTGAAAGTATTGATATCACAGTTCCACGTATCAAGCGGACAAAGTATGTTGGACGAGACATTCAGATTGAAGAACCGGAAATACTTCCAATCAGCAAGTACCCGAATAAGCCAATCATTGACGAAGACACTTATAACCCACTTCCATATGGTGAAGCACATTTTGTCAAACCTGCCCAGAAATTATTAAACAAGACATTTAGTCTGGCAACACTTCATCTTCAGACATCAGGTTCAGGTGATCGTCTGGTAGGCTTCAAAGGTGCATTTGGCGACACACCAACCGCAGTCGAGAACTTCCAGAAACATTTTGCACATCCGGCATCTGCAACAGAATTGGGTGTTGAGTGGGCAGAAGGATTGGAAGTTGGCAAGATGTTCCAGCGTATGCAAGCGACTCCATTACAACCCGCAGCTGTGCAGATCATACAGCTCCTTACAGGCTGGATAGATCGTTTGACAGGTATAGACCCTATGGCGTTTGGAAACACGTCTGGTGGTGCTCCAAGGACGTTAGGAGCCACATTGTCGATCAAGGAGTGGGGAGACGAGAATGCACGTATACCGATCATGCACATGAGCAGCACACTACAGAATCTCGGTGAGACATGGTTGGAATGGGCATTGATTCATTACCGTCACACTAAGTCATTCAGTGTGCCGGATCACAATCAGAAGCTGAATCAGTATACAATTAATACAGCAGACAATCAGGGTTACATACAGAACAATTTCGAAGGCTTGCGGGCTAACATATTCGTAACATCGGGTGCAACACTTATGCTTAACCGTTTCTCTCAGCTTCAGATGTTCAAAGAGCTTATCCCATTGAGTCCAGTATTTGCCAAGTTATTCTTACAATACAGTGATTTGCCAGACAAGTTTGATTTAATAGATGAAATCGATTATACAAAGCAATTAGAGGAACAAGCACAACAAATGGCTCAACAGCTTGAACAACTTCAGGGTCTTGCAGAAGGTCTTACAAAGAAGGTTCAGGAAGGTGAGCAGAAGATCGAACTAACCAAATTCAAAGGCGCATTAGATTCACTTCTTACTAAAATCCGTGAGCGATTGAATGCCACATTGAAGCAGCAACAGAAAGCTACAAGTGACTTCGAACAAGCTCAACGAAAGCAGCAAGAAGGTTAAATGGCCGGAAAGGCAACAAATGAATGAACGTGATGGTAGTGAACTGACAAGTGCAATTAGTGGCAAATCAACACCAGAAGGAGTAGGGAATACAGCACGTGGTGGATCAGCAACAGACGAGTATTTTATGGATGTTGCGGTTGAAGAGGAACCAACACGACAGGATCATGATAGACAGCTTAGGGATGAGCAGAACAGGAAGTCACAGATTGCAAAACAGAATAAGGGACGAGGACCAATTGAGCCAGAAGCTGAAATAGCAACACCAGCAGCCAAGAAGGAACAACAAGATGACTTGCAAGGACAAGAAGAAGAAGCGGGAGAAGAAGAAGAAGCCCAAGAGCAAGTAGTGACAGATGATCAATCTGACGAAGGTGAAGTCATTGAAGTTGAAGAGACTGAATATGACTATCTAATGGGACTTGATGATGAGTCTAAGATTGCCTACGGATTGAAGCATAAGAAACAGCAGAAGGGGACACAACGCCGTTTGAGTAAGGTTGAGAATGTGGTTGGTAAGAAATTCATTGACCTTGCAGTGGAAGACAAGATTCCAAAAGAAGTTGGCATTGTTATCAACAACTTGTCTGATCAGGCATTCCAGGATCACATAGCTGGCTTTTATGACACACATGAATTACGAGATGGAAGTTATATAAAAACTAAACAGGATGTCCCAAGTGCTGATGTGCTTACAAAGTATTCAGATCTTGAAATGAAGAGGGCCACAGTAAATGTGACTTCATTCATGGAAGGTGAAGATGAGTTTGATGCAACTGAAGCATATAAGAATCCTTACTCAAAATCAGGTATTGCACTTTCAAAGTTTGAAACAGAGAAGGTCAATATCGAAAACGAACTTCGTCAGATAAGAGAAGTTGCTGTTCAAGCATCAGACAACAGTAAGCCACAGGATCAGTCTGTTGCACAGCAGCAACAATTTGACGAACTAACAGGTACTTATCCAGAATTAAAGGATGAGACAGCTTTAGCTGAATTTAAAGAGTTTATTGAAACCAATAGGCCGAAAGCACTTGAAGTGTTCTATCGGGCATTCAAGGCTACTGGCACTGTTAAGAAGAAGACCAAGAAGCTCATACTGCGGGAAATACAGACCATTTCCGATAACAAAGGAAAGGTAGTCCAACCTGCAAAGGCAAAAGCGCAACAACTGACAAAACAGAAGTACGATGATCCTGGCGTACAATCTGATGCCGAGTTTTTCGGTGACTATGCTCCTAATGATTAACAGTGCTGTACAGGAAACCGGATTATCCATTTAATTGGGTATATCTACTTGCAAAACGACTCTTAGATGAGTTTATAAATGCCTATCCTGCTCAGTACACAACTACTAATGAGCCAAAAGGAGACTATACTATGGCTGGTTCTAACAGAATAGGCATTCTTGGTGTATCAACTGGTGGAAGTGCTCCCCCATTACAAAGTCTGCGTAAGTATGATCGCTCAGATCGTATTATTATGCGTGCATTGTCTGATGCTCCAATTCTGCATATCATAATTACGCGTCAAATGAAACGTGGTGTCAAATCAGTGAAGTATTATATGAGTGAAGATGACTATTTCATTCAGAATGGTACGCTGAAAGGTTCCACTTCGGCTGGTGCAGATGCTGCATTAACGACATCCACAGTCTATATTTATGTGGCTGGTCCTTCTGATGAAGCTGCTAATACGTTTATGCGTGTTGGTGACAAGATCAATATCGGCGCATTTCAAACAAATCAAACAGCAACAAAGGGTACAGGCGATGGTTCAACTGATGGTATAGTTCAGTTGGCTGGTGAAGATATGATTGTACGTGAAATCATATCTGCAAATGTACTTCGTGTTGCTCGTAATGGTGGTGCTGGAACTGCAATAGGTGGTGTTACAGCAGGTTCTGGTAACACATTGAATTGGGATCACAAAGGAAATACTCTTGGTGATGCCTCTGCTTCTCCTTCCGCATTATCCGATGCGCTTGAAGAAGATTATAATTATCGTGAAGTCCAACGTCGTCCTTGGGATATTTCAGGTCGTAACCTGATGGAAGATTCTTATGGCATGGCGGACTTGCAACGTTTGGCTATCAAAAACCGTACCCAATTCCTTCGTGACATGGAAAAGAAATTCTGGACAAGTCATAGGTATTTGACCTATACTGCTCAGAATCTTGACGAATCTCACACAGGTGGTTGGATGGAATATGTGGCTGACACTTCCACAACCGGAACACGTATCGCAGCTTATGATGCTTCCAAAGACCTCGTAATGGGTGATGGAACACAGCGTGTGTGGCTGGTCAACAAAAACTTCGGTCTCCACAATTGGAACTCATTCATGGAGAAATCTCTGAAATACGGTTCCAAGAATAAGCTCGGAGTTGGTGGTCGTGAATATCTTACCAATCTTGAAAACACACTTCGTCCTCATTATGGTGGATTCGATTGGGAAGTTGATTCATTTGGATTTGGTATCATGATGGCACGTACATCGTTTGGTGAGATTCCAATTGCTGTTGAGCAGGAATGGTCAGATGGTGCTGCTGCACATAAATACAATTTTGGTGTTGTTGACATGGATTACGTGTGGTATACTTATGGAATGGGACCATGTGCTGTTAAAGGCTGTGGTAACACAAATTCTGATCTTCATATCCATAAGGAAATCCAGGCAAACGATGAACTTCATCGTAAAGATGAGTTGTTTGCAGATTTCGGATTCGACCAACGATTCCGTAAAGCTCATTCCTGGTTGATTTGGGACGGAACTAATTAAAAAGGAGGTTCCGATGTCAGATCAAAAAACAAGAAGTAACTTACGCATGAATGACTACAACTCGCATTTTTCACGCAAGAAAGTATTCATTCCTGCTGTGCCTCCTGGTATGCCAGCAAGTGTTCGTTCTGTTGGTCGTGCTGGGGCTGGTGATACAACCACTACTGTATTCTTATTTGCTGTGGGTGATCAGGTTGTGGCAAATGCTGACATGAATAATACTCATGTTGTAATGCCACGCTTATCAACTTCTGGCGATGAAGTATGTACATGGTGGCAAGCACCTGATGATTACTATTCAGGTGATGCAATTCATGCTTGGGTATTGTTTGCTAATGATGGTCCTACGACAACCACAGTTCGTGTTCCTTACACAATGGTGTACAGCACGAAAAAGGTTGTCGATTATGCGGCGGGTTCACCAAATGTAACTGGTGAAGCAATAGCGGAAGCAGCATCGGCGCTATCAACTGCTGTTAGCGAGACTGTTAAGATGGATGGTTTGGTTCAGTACGCAACATATCGTGGTGAACGTGGAACTATCAATCAGGCTATTATTGATCGTGGTGATATTGTCACATTGAAAATTGAATGTGGAACCACAGTCAGTAGTGGTACAATGTCGATTGTCGGTGTTGAGATCGATTATGCAATGCGTATGCGGAATGAAACCGTAATTGAACTTTATGATGTTTAACAAGGAGACTGCAAATGGCTAAATCATTTTATGGCACGTCTCAAAAAGTAATCATGGATAGTATAGATCGTAGAAGCTCAAATGGAGCCGACGGTCTTATAGTTGAAACCGTAGAATGCCCAGCAACTGCTGGTAAAATCAGTCTGTTTAATAGTGAAGCAACTGCTTACACTAAGACTCCGACTGATGCCACTACTGGTGCTGCTATTCTTGGTGCGATCAAGCATATTCTTGGTGTTTCGATTATCGCGTCTGTGTCCACTGTGAATGAAGGAACGACTACAGTGGCATACATGACTGCTTTGAGAAAGGTCAATGGTCCTACAACTGTTGCAGAGTTATTGGTACATAAAAACAATGATGGTGTTCTGTACTCAGTAACAGTATTTGGGAAAGCATTCTAATTAACAGGGGGAGTCTTAATCGGCTCCCCTATTTTTACAATCAGGAGGACACTGATGAAGTATTGTTTATATGCTGATCCTAATTGGCTTATTCAGAGCTACGGATTGGATCGTTCTTTGACAAAACCTATTCACCCGGATTTATTACCTGAAGTGATGCACAGTGGGCTTACAAATTGGGCAAGAGCGTTAAATGGTGTGTTTGATGTACCAGCGACAATTGAAGAGTTTGAACAATATGATGTGATACATGTGAATATGACAATGAAGAATGTTGGACTTATTAAACGCCTGAAACACAGAATGCAATGGGTTGAGAATCCACCACTGATTGTTTGTAATCCTGATTATGCACTTGAAATGTGGGACAACTTCCAACGCTTGGATTTGTTCATTCAGGATATGAAACTTGCAGACAGATTGTTTTGTGTGGAGAGCACAATGACTGATACGCTGTCGACATTGACTGATAAGAAAGTCTGGCACATACCACATCCTACAAACGTCACTCAGTTGCAAGAGTTGTATGGTGACAAGTTTGAAACTGATCCATTTCCAAAGCCAGTCGTAATTACTGTTGTTCATCATTATGATCAGAACTATCTACTCCCGACTTATGCGATCATGAAAGTGAAAGAAAAGCATGATTTTGAAGCAATCATGATTGGCAACCTCGATGGACATAAGCCATTTGTTCGGACAGTATACGATGAGCTGTATGATGCCGTTCCATTTGATACAATGATTAGCATGATGTCTCGTGCCACATGCGTGATTGATACTGCTGTAACACATTCATACGGTCGTGTTGGAGTTGAATGCAGAGCGGTTGGAACACCTTGTATTGGCAATCATGACATAGAATCGATTACAAGCGTTCGTAACAGCATTGATATACTTAATGTGTCTAATATAGTAAGTTCAATAGAAGATTGCTTAGAAGGATCCTATGATCGCGTGATGGGTAGTTTTGATTACAGCTACATTTCATCTGCTAAGAAGTGGGAGGGCATGATCAATGGCTGACGTGATTGTAGTATCTGATGTTGAAGGCAAGACAGTTGGTGATTTTGTACAACGTGGGATTGAGAAAGCTGGTCATACTTGTAAATGTTATTATTCTCGTACAAATCCTACGGGGTTTCATAACCCAAATGGCGTGTTTGGTCTTGACAATGTCCCAAGTTCAGACATGTTGATTATATTTGGAACACCAGCATTTGCAGAATTGATGAAGCATGGGATGCCGGGAACAGACGATGTTCGAGTGGTGTTGACAGATTCTCATTATCGTGTTTCAGCAAAAGCTGTAAATCTGGCTTGTAAGGGATCGGGATTCCATGTATATGCGATGCCGGATTTGTTTATGTATCGTGAGCGGTATGCAACATTGCCTTACTACCATCCGATGGAAATAGGATTCACTGGACAAAAGGACAAGGGAATCACAGTCTGTCATTCACCTTCACGATTTGAAAAGATGGCATTGAAGGGAACTGAGCAAATATGCAAGAAAGTGAGAACATTTCCTGTTAGATTCCAACTTGTCCTGTATAAAATGTGGGAAGAATGTTTGCAGATCAAAGCAGGATCGCACATCTTTATTGATCAGTTGATTAATGACAAGGATCATTACATTGGCGGTGTCGGCAAATCCGGACTTGAAGCAATGGCATTACAATGCTTGACAATGACATCTGGTATACCATTTGAATCTGATTGTTTCCCGTCTCCACCTGTTGTGTGGTTGAAAGATTATAATGATCTTGGAGAGAAGTTGAAATACTATCTTGATAATCCGGTAGAGCGTAAGAAAGCAACCAGCTTGCAACATCTGTGGGCAAAACAATACTTGAGTCTTGAGTTTGTTGGCAAACATCTGACACAGGAGTTGTAATGGGATATAACAACTCTGATTGGGATCATATACAAGAAGCTCAGGATTCATATGCCATACGTAGGCAATTTGATATTGATCACGGTGCGTGTTTGTATGGCATCATGAAGTTATTTGTTGGTTGTCGTGGAGATGTTCTTGATGTTGGATGTGGGAAAATTGATAATCATTACATTGATGGCAGCAATAATATTACTGGCATTGATCCACTTCATTCAACAATTGACAGGTTTACAGTGTTGCAGGGTCATGCAGAGTGTATGCCATTTGAAGACAACTCATTTGATGCAGTTGTTGCAGCATCATCATTGGATCATGTCAAAGATGTGAACAAGGCATTATCTGAGATTACAAGGGTTATGAAACCTGATGCGCATTTCTATCTGTACAGTTCTGTGTGGAATACGCCAACAATTGACAAGCGTCATACGTATTCTTGGACATCAGACGAGCTATTTGAATTGCTTGGTGAGTATTTTATAGTAAATCGTTACATTTGGTATGTGAACACACTGACCATACCAGTACTTTTTTATGATGGAATCACGGAGGACACGTAATGAACATATTAGTAACTGGCGGTGCTGGATTTATTGGCAGCAACATTGTCAATAGGTTATCGGTACTTGAAGAAAATAATGTTGTAATTGTAGATGATTTGTCAAGTGGTAACGTGGATAATTTATGCTCTGCTGCAAAGAAACAACTTAATGAGCATAGTATTCTTGATGACAATAAAATGAGAGAGTTGTTTAACAATTATAAGTTTGATGCTGTGTTTCATCTCGCTGTGTGTAAAAAGCGAATTGGTGATCTTAATCCTGCCACAGACTTGTTGGTAAACAGTCTTGGAACATTGAAGCTTGCAATACTATGCAGAGAATTTGGTGTCAAGAAGTTCATTTACAGTTCAACAGGCAGCGTATATGGTAATCAGACACAAATAGATGTTTTGTCACCACAGATTCCCGTCAGTTACTATGGTGTCAGTAAGTTGGCAGCAGAGAATTATTTGCGACTATTCACGCGGGAAATGACAGTTAATGCAATGCGATATTTTCATGTCTATGGTAAGAACCAGAATGATAGCGAATACGGCGGTGTTGTAGCACGGTTCATCAAGCTCGGCAAAGAAGGTAAAGACATCCCTGTTTATGGTGATGGTGATCAGATAAGATTATTCACCCACGTTGATGATGTCGTAGATCGTAATATTGAAATGCTGGACGTTAAGAAATCAACCATGACAAATATTTGTGCGATGAAACCATACTCAATTAATCAGCTTGCGGATTGGATTGCAGATAAGTTCAATGTGAAAGTTACTCATCATGACCCTATACCGGGGGATATTTACAATTTCAATGTTGTTGATGGTTATGGGAGGTACAAGATTGACTTCTTCAAAGAGTTGGAGGAGTTGATATGAAAAAGAATGTTTTATTTGCAGTTGTGAATGATTGGGCAAACAGTGGTTATAAGATGTGTGAAGCCATCAATCGTTACAGTAAGAAATATCATGTCGACTATTTTGCTGTTAATGAGCATTCGTTTGGTTATTATCGTGGTGATAATGTTGTAACAACAGGTGGACAGCCTGTTATGGATAGATTGCAGGAATGCCACAAGAAAGCTGACATCATCCATTTTAAAGAGAATGAAGGTGTACTGCTTAACATAAAAAAGGAACCAAATAAGGTTGTATTTGATCTTGACAAGCCGGTTGTGGTCACGTTCGGTGGTAGCGTATTTCGTAAGCATCATGTTGAAATATGGGAAAATAATAAGCAATATGTAGATGCTGCAACCGTGACAACGCCTGACCTCCTGTTTGATGGTATTGATAGTACGTTGTTGCCGTTTGCATTTGATACGGATAAGTACAAACCGATTGAGAAGTCAAATGATATGATTATAATCGGGCATATGCCGAGTATCAGCACTAAGAAAGGAACCAGTGAGATAATGCCCGTAATAGATGCCATTAAAGGCACACACAACCACACAGACGCACTTTATGTTACACAGGGTTATCATTACACTATTATGGAATTAAAGCGTCTGTGCCACGTTTATATTGATGCTTTGTGCAATGTGTATGCTTACGGTAACAGTGCGGTTGAATCAATGGCATTAGGTAGTGCAGTATTGACCAATCATAGTTATGGTGCAGATCAACCGATTGCGGCATCAACACCAGAAATATTGGAATATCAATTGAATAAGCTTGTGAGTGATCGTGAATACCTATATCAAATGCAACATGAGTCTCGTAAGTGGGCAGTCGATCATCACAGTTATAAAGTAATATCAAACAAGTTGGAAGCTATATATGATGGAGTATCAGCATGACAACTAATCAAATGACAACACTGTTGGGCTATTTCCTTGATGATCCAAATGAAGGAACTTACACCGCAGCTATCAAACTTGCAGCGTTGAATGCAGCACAAAAGTATATCGCAGGAATTGTAGGAAGTGGATTGTTGGAAGATTTACAGACAGATACGACGTTCTCAGCAGAAGCAACTGGAAACTCTGTCCCAACGAACTACTTCCGATATACCAACAGTGTACTGTATTCATTGTCTCCACAGAAGTGGGTGACTAAGCTGGAAGTTGATGATCTTGATATGCACGACAATAATCAGTACTCACGTGGATCGCAGCTTGGTCCCGTGTGTTATTTGTGGGGTAATTCATATTACCTGATGACAGATAGTGCAGATTTCGGTGGTACGAATGCTAATGTAAGATTATACTATTTGAAAACAACCACTGATATGACTGCTGGTGATACGTGTGAATTGAGTGAAATACTTCATGATCCATTTGTTGGATATACAGAAGCTCAATTGCGCATGACATATAAATTTGGTGATCCTCAAATTCTGGTGGCGAAGATGCAGGAATCGATTGCCAAGATCAGAGATATTGATGAAAAACATAAACAGGGGGACATATTATGAGTTTGTCTGCTTATCGAAATAAGACAGCGGCACAACTGGCAAATATTACAGATTATCAAACTGTGCTTAATGACAGTTACTTCACATCCAATCCTGCTGATCAGATAAAAGAAATTATAGCTCGTGTTGATCAGGTAAGATTTACGACAGACTTCGATGATGTGCAGTCTGCCATTGATGATCTTTCAACATAGGAGTTGATATGAATCCGTTTAATTTCATAGTTTACAAATACCAAGATTATAATAGCATTGATGTGAATAGTGCTGAGAAGCCAAGATTGCACTGGAAGCACAGACGTGCATGTTGGAAATATCGTAAGCAAGTTGAAAACAGCCGTAAGCCTGGACGACAGGTAATTGATAACATTGATATAGGATTTCTTACTGAATGGTTGAATCCTGTTCAGCTTGGTGTCAACATGCTGAATCCTGGCGGTGAAGTTTATTTGCCGACAGGAACCTATACTCAGACTGATAATACCGTTACAGGAGTTGATAACTTTACAATGCGTGGTAGTGGGTATGCAACAATAATGAAGATGGCATTAACTTCCAAAACCAACCAGAAACTTCTTCAGTTATCATCCAAAGATTATGCAGAAATTAGTCATCTGCGGTTTTGGGGAGACAGTGGTACAATCAACACAGCAACATTTTCATCTGAGTTTCAGCATGGTATAGATATTGTTAACTCGACAAATGTGTGGGTTCATAATTGTTGGATTGATGATATGTGCGGGGATGGTATCTACATCGGTGGAACTTCCAGTGACATCAATATTAGCAACAATATCATTGTCAATACTCAACGAGATGCCGGTAATTCAATAGGTCGTAATTGTGTGGCATGTGTTGAAGGATCACGCATCAACATCAGTGACAATGAAATGCGGTATGGTTTTCCTGCTACTATTGATCTTGAGACTAATACAGATGATGATTACACAATTGCAGACGTGGTCATCAGCAACAATATCATACGCGATAGTTTGACATATGGGATAAGTCTCAATCCGGTAACTGCAACAGGTGGCAAAACTGCATTATTGGAACGTGTGAATGTCACAGGGAATATCATACGGGACACTGTGAGTTGTGGTATCTATGTTTATGCAAATGAAACAACAGGAACAGCAACAGCAGAGAACATTACGATCAATGATAATATTCTGGAAGATTGTTCGGATGTTGGTGCTGCACGACCGGGATCAATTGAATTACGTGTTTGTGATGATGTTAAGGTTACAGACAACCTAATCAAAGGTAGTGGGAGCAATGGTATAATTACACAAGCATCACAGTCACATATTGAGATTGTTGGTAATCGTGTTGAGACATCATATTTGCATGGAATCTTTTGTAGCAATACGTCTGGTAATGAATCGAGCTATTTTAAGATTACTGATAATGTATGTAAGAACAATAGCACATCAGCAGCCAATACATATGATGGTATCGTGTGTCAATATCTTGATAAATCAGTTATCGATACTAATTACTGTTATGATACAAATGGCACACCAAACCATAAATATGGTATTGAGATACAGAATTGTGATGATATGTTCTTCGGGACTGTGCATGGAACGGGCTTTGGTACGGCACTGTTCAGACTTGCAACAGTTGATAATATAAGATTAAAGGATGCACGTCCACTTGCAACTTGGTGGTATGATGATGTTGCACAAGGACTATCAATTACAGGAATGAAGATTGGTAGTGATGAAGCGGGTGCAAGTAAGATTGAGATGCCGTTCGATTGCTATGTTGTTGCAGTAGCAGTGTTTGCCAATGATAGCATAACAGCAGGTACACTATCATGCAGAGTCAACGTTAACGGAACCGGCAAAAGTGGTACTGATGTCACATTGACAACGAGTAATCCTTTAAATAATTACAAAGTGATAGGTGATTCTCCTCAGATCGTGGCACAAGGTGAGTATCTTAATATGGACATATTTGCAGATGGCACAATGACACCGGATGGTACTGTAGATGTTCGTGCAACCATATTTGTAATATAGGAGCTGTCATGGCACAAACAACAACATATGCAAAACGTAAATTGAATCCAAGAGCGTCAACAAAGCGCCAGAGTGAATATGAGTTTCCATTTGCTGGCGAATACGTGGCAGGCGAGGAGTTCAATACTGGCAGCAATCAAAATGACCCTAAATGGAAGAAGTTTGTCCGGGAGGGTAAGAATTGAATTTAGATGAAGTTCGTGATCTCGTATTAAGTTATCTGACACATTATGGCGGTAATCGAACAGGACGTGTTCCACCGACCATAGTTGATAACATGATAAACCTGGAAATGCAAACTCATTTCAAACAGGTGAAAACTCAGCACAGTTACTGGCACACACGTCTCAGTCAATACATGGATGATTATTCACTTCCATCAAGTTTGTATTCACCCTATATGGTTAAGGTTTCTGATGAACGTTATTATCCTGCCACATATCCATTTGTAGAAGATGCAAAATCTACATCAACGACACGTACTCGTACAACAGAAGATGGCACTACGGTCGTCTCTATTCGTGACAGGTGGTATTGGATTCTTGGTACAACTCTTACACTCTATCCAGCACCGCAAGAAGATACTGGAACCGAGACATCAGGAGCTTGTACAATTTCAGGCAGTGTTGTAACGATAAGCAGTGGATCGTTGGGCAGTAACAATGATTATAAAGGCTATCTGATTACACTCGGTACTGTTGATTATGTGATATTGAGTCACACATCAACTTTGATTACTGTGGATGGAACTCCTGATGATACTGTTATTGCGTACACGATTTACAAACTTGGATTGCAAATATATGGATTGGAAACTCCCGCATCATTAACAGTTGGCAGCACAGAAGACGTTCCAGGGACTGATACTGATGCTCAATGTATTGCAATACGTGCTGCTATCAACATCTTTACAACTCAGGTAAATGTAAAAAAATCTGATATAATCAATATTAGTGGATTGGAGAAGTTGCACGGAAGATTGATTAAACAAACAATGAATGACAGTTTGAATCAGCATCCAGCACCAATTGGAATACAACCTTTCAATTTAAGAAGTTATCGTACAGGATCGCAATCAAGAGGGTACAGATACTAATGCCAGAACTTGAAATTACAAACTTTCGTGGAGTGTTTCAGAAATCATCTACTTTTGATTTGCCAGATGTATATGCGGAAACGTGTAAAGACCTGCTACCTACATATGAAGGCAAGCTTATCAAGCGTGATGGTTATGCTACTGCAACATTGAATAGTGTTGCATTCAGCACTGATACCACAACCACAGTCGCACTTGGAACCATACAGTCCATGTACGAGCTTGTAACGGGTCGTGACACGACTTCAGCCCCTAATGAAGCCCGTATATACCTTGCTCAGACAAGTGCTGGTAACGGGCGTCTGTGGCGTTGGAGAGAAGATCAGGGAACGTGGCATGATCTGTCTGGTGATGCAACTGATATGAGGGATGTTGATGGGACTGTGCAACCTGCTACGTTTTTGGATGACGATGGGATTATAAGGCTGCTTACTGGCGATCGAAGTGTCAACTTTCCGTTATGGTGGGGATATACAGGGGAACGATTCACTAATGCATATTCAAGTTACGATGGTACAAAGACTGCGGTTTCTGGCGCTTTTTTAACAGCAGCAGTTAATTCAACTATTTCCAAGCCGGATGCCAATAGCTATCTAACGAAGTCTGAAATATCACAACCTGCGTTTGCTACTTGGGTGTCTTTGGTTGCAGAAGGAATAAAACCAGAACTTAACTATCACTATTACAAGATTGCATTCCAATATGATAATAAACAATGGACATTACCAAGCAAGTCTACTGCTTATATAGAAATTCCAGGGTCATTAGACAAACGTATCAGATTGGATATTGCTATACCAAATACAATAGATCAGCGAATTACAGGAATTGCAATATTTAAACGTATGACTCCAACTGCTGGACAGTGGGATTCATCTATCGGAGACTATTACCTGGTATTAAGCACATATTTTAATGCAGCTTTTGGTTCGTTTGCGTCTCCAAATTACAAAATATGGCCTTATGATGGGGATTTTATTCCTGGGACATATGCTACCGCGACTACTGATTTTACAATAAGTTCGAGTATTACAGGGGATAATGCTCTTGGTACAGACCTGTACAACAATTGTTTAATAATTGCAAGAAAGCAATCAGATTCAAGTATATCTTACAGGTTTATATCGGATACACAAGCAACAGCAGCTAACGCGCAAAAAATTGTAGTCTCTGATGGAACTGGTCTTACAGATGGTGCTGATTATGATCTTATCATTGTTGGTGGTTGGTGGCTAGCAAGTGGTAGTTATAAATACACAATTGTAGATGATTTGTCAAAAGAAGCGCTTGAAAGTTTCATATCAATGACAACTTTTCTTGGAATAACAGACGAGACAATCACTGATGTTTATCCTAAATATGGTACGATGGTTAATGGTCAAGCATTCTACGCAAGTGCATGGCACGCAGATGAAACCAAGTCATATATTGTACCTTACGGAATGATCACACCATCGGGTCTTGTTGCCAACGATGTGCATCCGATCTTAAATGCTTTCACTCCAGGATTTCCAATCAAAGGAATTAGTAGTGTTGGAGACAGGTTAATCATTTACGGCAATGATAAAATCAGTCGTGGAATCCTTCCATCTACAAATGAAACATCATGGGATTTTGAGAAACTGTTTGATGAGTACGGATTGCTTGCAGAAGATTCACTGATTAATATTTCTGGCAAGGATTACTTTCTTGCAACTGATTGGCAGATCAAAGTGTTTGATGGTTCCATACGACCACAGGCAATCAGTGACGGTATTTACACACAGCTACATGCTGCCGGAGATGCATCTATTGCATATTTGCAAGCAGCCAAAGCAACATACATGCCAAAGCTCAATATGTACATGATCAAGTTCCAGACAGGAGCATCAACATATGAATATTGGGCATTTGATGTCGCAGGTCAATTAGGATGGATTCAATTTGCCTGGCATGTAACAACCACATCAACTGATCAGAACTTCACAGGATTCTTTCGTGGGCAGAACGGGAATAGCTTTGCACATGCATCAATTGGTGTCTTCTTGCTCAACTCTGGCACTGATGATGGTGGTATTGACATTAGTCCTTCATATATTAGTCATCAGATTAGCAGTAATTCAAGTCTGGAACATCATCTACGACAACTATCTGTCACGTACCAAGCTGATACGCAGATTAAAGTGGATATATATTTGGATAATTCGGCATCGGCATTGACGCAGGTTGATGATAATTTCGCAGCACAGACGTCAATAGCATCTGATAACAAAGGAATGCCATTAGGATCACGTTGCAGGAACTTCCGGTTTAAGGTCAGTCTTGAATCTACAGACATTGCAAGTAATACAGACTTGGAACTGGACAGATTATCAATGACTCATGATATATCAGGTGGTGCAGTTTAATGGCATACAACATCCTAAAACGCTTTGAGAAGCAGACTGAGATTAATCCGGAAGGAATGAATGCTCTCATTGATGAAATTGGTAAGATTACTGGGGCATTGACACCTACTGATCGTGGGATACCTGCAAGTCTTGATCAAGTGTCTGGTGGGACAGGATTAACACCAGAAGATATAACAGTATTACGTGATAATGCAGGATCAGTTGTATCAGGTTCCAGTGTTAGATTGACAGATGATGGGACTATCAATGTTGACAAATTAGCGAGTGATACGATTGCATTGAGTGTTGATCAGACTACAATTGACCATGGCACGATAGGTGGATTGACAGATGATGACCACACACAATACATCTTAGTTGATGCATCACGGGCATTTAATAATGGTGCTACAAATGATTGTGCAGTTGTTATTGAGGGTGGTGCTAATGCTGTGTTGGCTTTGGATGCTGATTACGATAGTGGTGGTTCGGCAAATGTAGCATCAACTGTAGTTTTTCGGGATAAAGGATCACAAATCGGGTATATATCCACAGCAAATGATATATTTGGTAATGTAATTATTATAGACGCCAATCAAGGGGCAGTTGCTGGTAAGGTAGTGTTGGCATATAGTGGTGGTGATACGGAAATAACAGGCAAGACAGTAACAAAAGAAGGAATGATTAATAACATAACACGAATTACAAGTATAAAAAGTCCGTATACAATGCTTGTAACAGACCATGTGCTGTTTGTTGATACTGATGGTGGTGCTATCACAGTCAATCTGCTTGCTGGTGTTGAAGGCACTAATCTTAAGATTATCAATTGTGGATCATCTGGTAATGATCTGACAGTCGATCCAAATGGAACTGAGCAGTTGTATGGCAGTGGTGCAGGAGTAGCAAGTACATTATCAGATGGTGAAGTAATCAATATTCATTTCAATGAAATAGAAGGATGGTGGTAAGATGAGTCTATGGAAATTACTCACAGCGGCCTACAACAGTTCTGGTGATCCTGCAAAAGTACGTATTGACGCAAGCACATCATCGTTACAAACTATGAATTACCCACACCATGAAATACACGGAGCATCTCATTTTTATATTGAAGGGGCAACAACACTGGGGAATGGTGGGACACTGTTTGTAAAGTTGGTTACTGGAAATGTTCTTGCATGGCCTCATTTTATTTGGGAGTTGAATTCATCTGGTATATTAACTGCAACTCTTGACGAAGATGCAACTGGTGGTATGACTGGTGGTGCTGTTGGTACAATTCACGCTAATAATAGAAATAATGGCTGTTGGACAGGCAGACATGATGGTGGAAATGGTGAAGCAACAGTACTGACTGACTCAACAAAGGCGTGGACGGTTGATGCGTTGATTGGTTATCAAGTATTCAACACATTAGATGGATCAAGTGGGGTTATAACTGACAACGATGCAACTACTGTTATGGTAGTGGCACTGGCTGGTGGGACGGATAATGATTGGGATACTGGTGACGAATATGAAATTAATAAAAGTAGAACAGTAATAACACCTGGCGTTACGACTTGCACAGATTACATTCAACGAGTCAGCAATCAAGGATTTGGAAGTAAGGCAGGTGGTGGAAGTACTTCACGAGAAGATGAATTAATGCTGAAACAAAATACTGTATATTGTCGATCATTCACATCAGGAACAGCAAGCAATATTGTAGGATTCAAAGCGGGTTGGTACGAACATACAGATCACAATTAAACAATGGCTCATACAGTCATCTCAACAAACAGGTACACATTATCATGCCTGATACAATAAAGTTGCTTAGAATCGATTTATGTGTGAAATAGAGCTATTTAAAGAAGGAGTCAATCATGCCAGTACAACAAGGTCGTGATATAAACATATTTGGTAGAGTAAACCCTACATTAGATTTTACAGGAGCAAGACGCGGTGGATCATCATTTGTTGATCCTATTACATTGCCTACTGGATTTCAGAGTCTTGGTACAACCGATCCTGCTGGCGGGATTGATATGAGCAAATTTGGTGGGTTTGCATCCTTACTCGGTGGAGCAGGAGCAGCATTTGGTGCATTTAATGCAATAACTCCTGATTTTGATCCATCATTGACATCAGGTAAAGCGCGTGAACTTATAGCAGGACAGGGACGTGTTGGTGCACAGAAGATACAGCGTGGAGTTAGCCAGGGTATTCAAGACACTGCAAGTCAATTCGCTGCACGTGGTCTTGGATCATCTGGTTCTGTAACTGGTGATATTGCTGGAATGCGTGGTGCTGGTGTACAAGCTCAATCACAACTAAGTGCAGATTTGGACGCTCAATTACTTCAATTGTTGCAGTACATAGATCAGAGAGATGCACAGTTCGCACGACAGGAAGCACAAGGGAAGTCACAGTTCTTGGGTGATCTTGCTGATCTTGGATTAACAGTTGGCGGATTAGCATTAGCTCCTGCAACAGGCGGGGCATAAGTACCTGCATCTCAACTTGCAAGACAGCTCATATAGGAGATAATCATGGCATTTGAAACATTACGTGGAGCAGTAGGTGGAGCTTTGCAGCAGAAGCTGTTTGAGAACTCTCAATTAGGACAGCAGCAGATCATTGGCAGTAAGTTGAAAAATAGGCTTGCGGCATTACAAGTTGAGGAACAGTTCCCAATTCAGATGGAGAAGCTGAAGAAGTCGATTGATTTCATCACGGCATCTACTGATGAGAAAGAAGAAGTTATTGAACGCACTACTGCTATTGAACAAATGAGAACAGGTCAAGCTATAGAACGAGGCAAAGCTACTGAGACATCACAATCAAACATACTTAAACAGAGTGGTGAGCAACAGGGTGTGTTGCAGGAGCAAGCTGGTGATATACAGGCAGGATTGCAGCAAACAAAAATAGATGCTACTGAACGTATGCAGACGGAGGCATTGTCTCAGGATTTCAATAAGTTCCAACAATCACTTGAACAAGCTGATTTGCAACAGATACGTTCTATTGATGCCAATCTTACGATGCAGGAACGTGAAATTGAATCTCGCATAACCGAACTTGATAAACGAATTGAAGCCACTGACAAACTATCAGATAAGCAATTGAAAGGGCAATTAGAAGGTCAATTGGATGTTCTGAAGCAGAAACAAGCTTATGCGATAGAGCAAATGGATAAGGGTGAAGAGTTCTGGAAGAAACGACAAGAGTCTGTTGACAAGGGGTGGAACAAGCAGTGGAATCGTCAGAAGCGTGTATCTATGTTCAATGAGAAATTATACAACAAGCGTATAAATAAGCAAACTGAGATACAGACGAAGTTTAATAGTGTGAACCGGCAACAGGTCATTGAAGATTACAATCGACGACTCACTGACGAGCTAACTCTTACTAATCAAAAGTTGGAAGTTGATTATATGAATCAATTAAATGAGCAGCGTTTCATGTTGGATATGATGTACGGTAATGACACCTTTGATCTTGGAGGGTTTTAATTATGCCAGATATGTTAGATATGATTGTCAAAGAAAAATTTGATATTAGAAAGCAGCAACGCAAGTCATCATTGGAGCTTACAAACATGAGGCACATCGCAGCCGACACTATGATGTTGTTTCAATTGTTCAGTGAGATACCAGAACAGTTTCGTGGTCCTATTGAAGGGCGAACAACAGGTGCTGCTGCATCATTTATGAAGTCTGATCCAAAGCTTGTCGCATATCAAGACCTTCGTGGGTTGATTATGGCAAATATTGCACGACATCTTGGCGGGGAAAAAGGTGTGTTGACGGATAGAGATGTTAAACGTATTGAAGACTCTTTACCAAAACGTAGTGATACTGATGAGTCGGCATTTGAGAAGATATTTGGTGTGTTGCAATTTGTGGACACGCGTGTGAGAAGTAAGCAGTTTGAGTCTGCACAGGAACCAACCGGGCTTGGTGTTGATCTACGTGAAATGTCTCAAGCATATGCGGAAGGTTATGCGGAAGATAAGCAAGTCACAGGTGGATCATCCCGTATGCAGCCACGTTCATCTGCAACTGATTATCTTAACCAATTAGGATTCTAATATGGGTAAATTTCTTACAAGAAACGACCTGACTCAGATTGTCAATAATCGTCCTGAAGGTGTCGAACCTACTGATATATTGAATGATCTCGCATATCGTGGGTTTGAGATTGAAGGATATAATGCAGAGTTTAGTGCTGGTGATATGATGCACAACTTATTCCCGTCTGCTGGTAGGTTCATCAAGGATATTGCATACGCTTTCAGGCATCTGGTTCAAACAGTAAAAGGTCTTGCAAGCATAGGTAAGGCATTTGGTGAGAAAGGATTGTCAGTAGTTGGGCGTGAAGTCAGTGATGATAGTCAACGCATTCTTGAACAGCTTGGTGAGTTTGCAAGTGATCGTTATGGAACAGGAGAACGAATAGCCAATACAATTGAGAAAGACCCGATAGGTTTCATAGCAGACGTGTCGGCACTTGTTACGGGAGTTGGTGGTGCTGTAAAAGGTACCGGATCATTATTAGGCAAGATTAGCAAATCATCCAGAGTTGCAGACATTAGCAGTGCAATGCAGAAAGCTGGTGGTGTTGGTATCAAAACTGGTAAAGTACTGGAACCATCTCTAATTGTAACTGATGCCATGACTCCTGCTACAAAATCAGTGATTAGAAGTGGCGCAAAAGCTTTCATGAAAACTGGTATTGGGGAAAAGATCGAAGACTATGCCAGAGTCACATTTGCCAAAGCCATCAATCTTAGCAAATCTGAGCAGAATCCATTTACAGCCATATACCCACGTAAATCAGTTGTCGATAAAGCTGCTGAGTTTGGTTATAATGGTACATTGACGGAAATGAGAGATCAGGCATTGATACACGGTAATACATCAAAGACTCATGTCGATGATAGTTTGAGTAGAATAACAACAACTCATGTAGGCGATAAGACTGTACAAAAAGTGTTGGATGTTTTAGATACAGAATTGGCAGCAGGTCGTATTAAAATTTCAAAAGACAAGTTTGTTACCAGTGAGAAAGCGATGGCGCTTGAGCAAAAGTGGCATGATATGAGCATTAAGAACTCAACTGAAGGTCTGACAGTTTCTGAGATGAATGAATTAGGCAGAGACTATAACAGCATCATAGACGCCTATCAGAACAAGGCAGAGATTGGAGGTATAGGAACAGTCACTGTTGAGGCTAACGTACCTAAGAAGCGAACTATGGGCGAAATACGGGATGAATTGAGAGACAGTATTGATGATAAAGCAAAAGCAGGTGGGTACAATGATTATCGTAGCCAGAACAAGGAAACAATGTTTGCCACCAGATACGCAAATATGATGCAAGAGATGATGAATGTGTTTGCAGACAAGTCTGATTTTACAGATTCATTAGTTCTTATGGGAGGGATTATGGGATCAGTGTTGTCGATGTCGGCTCGTATTCTTGCAACTGCTGCCAGTGTGACCGGGTTACGTGTATATATTAAATCACCAAAATTCGCCAGTGCGTTCTTGAATGACGTGTTGACATTACGTGGGACTGAATTTGCTGATATGGCATCTGCATTACAAGCCGGTAAGCATGTAGGAACATCATCAAGTACAACGAGAAAGATATTTAAAAAGTTGCAGCCTGTATTCCCAGAGATAAGAATTGCAAGTAAAGCAAGTCAACCGGAACAAGCTACTCAATTTCAAGAGGAGAATCAACAATGAAACAATTAACCTTATTTATCGGATTGATGTTGTTACTGTGTGTGCCGGTATCTGGACAACAGAATACGGCTATTGAAACTTACACCTATGTCGATTTAGAATTATCAAACACTGGTAATGACACTGTCGATACTGTATATCTGTTATTTCCGAATGAACGTGACACATGGTATATGAGTGAGACACTGCCTACATCTACAATTCGCAGGGACCATCGTGCATACTTTGCTGGCGGTTGCGGTATAATGGTTGAATATAATAGTTCAGCAGGAGCAGACGATAGCTTACGTATTGACATGCGACCACTTGTGTGGGATGAGAAAGATAATGAGTATGCAGTTATTGAAGCCGATGTTACTTATCTTGTCATGGGACAAGCTAATGTATATTCACAGTCAACCAGAGACTATTTTGATGTGACTGATGCTGTAGAAGAGCATATCTACCTTACAGGTCTTGTGTGGAATTATGAAGGCGTTGAATTTGAAGTTCATTGTGGGGATGAAGGAACGTTCTCTACAACTGTCACTTTACAACCACATATCGTACAATAGGAGGAATTATGAAAAAGTTTATGTTAACAATTATACTACTGTTGATTCCTTGTATTGTATTCGGACAAGGATTGTTGTTTAAGAGTGCTGTATCAGGTGTGTCACTTGGAAATGGTCAATGGATTGGAACATCGCAAGCTGGTGGATGGACGTTTACGTCTGATCCATATATCTATACGACAAGTGCGAGTGTAGGAATCGGGACGACTTCGCCAGCGGCTTCGTTAGACATAAGAGAAGGAACTATAAATTATTCAGATGACCATGTCGATCATGGGATGACTGCCTTAACAGCGACGAATACATATGCTCATTTCCAAGCATTAAGTGGTAGCAATGGTGGATGTTATGGCATTGGATTAACTGATGCTGACGGAACGTCACCGTTTTATTTTTATGGCGTTTTTGGTGTCACTAATCCAACGGCTACACTTCCTGCAGTTAAATTTGCAGCAAGCAAAAAGAATGGTATAGCTACGCAGGGACTAGAAAACACTGAAACAGTTTTCCAAGTATTAAATCATACAACTGAAAAGATCACTTTATTGGGAAGTGGTAATTTGGGAATAGGAACGATTACACCAAACGCAGCCCTACATATTCTTAATGCTACAGGGCCACAGTTCATAATCACTGATACAAACAAAGCAGATAGTACCACCTTTGAAGTTGGTGGGGACGGAGATTTGACTATCGTGCCGACTGGTGGTGATGTGGTTATTGCAGGTACGATAAATACAGCTGATGATGGTGGATCAGACGATACATACGTTGCCACTGTTACAGGATTTGGTACTCCTGCTAAAGGTAAGCAACTTATACTGTTTGCTGCAACCATAAACACAGGTGCTTGTACAATCAATATAAATGCTGGTGGTGCTGTAAACATTAAAACAATATCTGGTGCTGATCCAGCCAACAGTGACATATTGGTTGATAAGCCAGCCATATTAATTCACAATGGTACAGATTATACACTTACCAATCCTGCAACCACGTGTGATTAGGAGACAATTATGAAAATTACACTTATTATACTACTTGTGTTGTGTACGAGTTGTTTTGCTCAGACACCGTACATCACAGACGTAACCAGTCGTGGTATTGAATATAGCTTATTTGACAACGATACAATACTCCTTGCCAAAAATATGCTTTATGTTCCATCTTCAACGTCTCTAACAAATGCTCAGATGAAAGCTGAACTCTTGGCCGAAGTTGATAGTGTCAAGAATCTTGATATTGCAGGATTAGATAGTGTTGTGATTGATATTGGTAATGGTTGGAATCTTGTAATCGACAGTACATTGGTTGAGCAGAATACATTCAATATTCATTACCGTGTTCTTGATAATACCTATGTAGCTGCGCATGATTCAGTGGCAGCAATAGGTCAAGTCTTAGTTGATACGAAACCAATCGACAACACAGTAGAATTTGTAGTGGCAGCCCAGCGAATGGAGTTAATACAAGATGCACAAACATATAAAACAGCTGTTTTGTTTCGTCGTGATATGTCTCAGTTTATTGGTACTTACATCTTGCCTTAATGCAGCCAACAGCAAAGCACGACAAGGCTGGGACATGGTGCATATCACAGGTTCATGTGTTGGTACTGCGTATCTCAACCACTTAGGACTTGAGTGGTACGAGTCGGCTATTGTTATGTTGTCACTTGGTATCATATGGGAACTATGTGATCAGGTTGCTTATGATGTACAATGGAAACAATCTTATTTTGATTACCATCGTGGTGGTGAGTGGAAGGACATCACACGTAATGTAGTAGGTATCTCACTGTCATTCCCAATCAGGAGAAAGTAATGACACACGAGTCATTGATACAGAATTGGCCTATATTAAGTTTTCTTGCTGTCCAGGTAATAGGTGCCTTGAAGATACTTGCTAATATCAAAGTTGTTAAATTGGAAACAAGCACCAACATTGAATTGTTGCGTGTTGAGGTTACAACGGAATTGAAGTATCTTAATGAGAAGTTTGAAAAGCAGAATGGTCGTGTAAATCATCTGGAGGACAAATATGAAACACTTAATGTTAGCGTTGCTGCTCATCACGGCAATCAGCACAACAGCAAACAGCACTGATGTGACAGTCAAATGGCAAGCTAATAGTGAAGCTGATCTTGCTGGTTACAAATTGTATTGGGGAACAGCAACCCGTGATTATCAGGTTGTGATGGATGTCGGTATGGACACCGTAAGAGTGTTGCATGACTTCCAGGATAGTACAATGTATTACTTCACTGTGACCGCATATGACACTGCTGGTAATGAGTCAGTATATGGGAATGAAGATAGTGTTTACGTGGTTCATGACAAAGCACCATCACCACCAGTTGGATGCACAGCAAAGCAGACACGTTGAGAAGCACACAGGTAGATTGTAAGCAAGTTTAATCAATCAGGCATGATAATGTATGCCTGTATAATAAATAATCTCAGGAGGGCTTAAAATGAAAGTAGGATTTGAATCAGAACATTGGAATGATGAAAGTGGTAATCCATCAGGTGGATGCACATCAGGAACTGGATTTACAGTTTCATGGCAAAACGGACCATTAGGTCGTGGTAATGATCGCAAGGAACCAAATGGTGCATTTGTTGAAGACGTTATTGATGCGTGTATTGATCGTTTGAATTATTACCAAGATTCACAATTTAATTGTCAGTCAAATGCTGATGCAATAACAGCGCTAAAACTCGCACTTGATGCCCTTGACTCACGTACAAAAGATCGTGAAGCACGTGATGTTGAAGGAACTCATGTTGAATAGGAGGACACAATGAATGAAACAAAGAAGTGGTATCAAAGCAAGACAGTATGGGGTGGTATCATCTCAGGAATGGCACTGGCAGCAACAGCAGTGACAGGTTTCTTGGGTAATGATATAACACCTGTATTGCAGACTATTGTAGCAATCGCAGGACTGTTTGGTGTTCCTGTTGTGATATATGGTAGAGTGAAAGCAACGAAGGCATTGAAGTAGCTCATGAACCATGTGTGCAAGGAGTAACGCTATCGTGTGAGCGATGGCAGGAGTGTCACGTGTCCTCGTGATGATGAGAGGGGCTGGACGGCTTAATTGCTGAACAGCCCCTTGTTTGTTTACTTCTCTGGTGTCAGTGGCACATCAGGATCGTCATACCGGGTTGAATCCGTATCAGTAGCTTCCGGGTCAGCCTTTGTCCCACGATGTTTATCCATCTTCTTAGTCTTAACATGCTTACCTTTGTGCTTACCGTTCCCCCCTTGTGGTGGATCAGGATCACTGTAAAAACTATGACTGTATGCCATGATAGCCTCCTGTTAATTTACAGCATTGATCGAGTTTGCTATGTAGCCCAGTATAAGAATGATTGCAGCCCACATAACTACTATTGCTAATAGATAAAACTTCTTCATGATTGTCCTCTGTAAAATACATAATCAGTATTGATATGATTACAAGAATTGCTATTACAATTACCAGACATCCAAATATTTGAATGGAGTTCTCTCTCATTAGAAAGCTCCTGGTAATACGTGACTCAAGAATACAATAAGTAAGAATACTGCTACAACGCCAAAGAAAAGATAACCTGCTATTCGTGCTAATTCATTCATGTGTCCTCCTGAATTTAAGTGTTTAATGTGTTAATAGGAACCAAATTGCTGAACCTATAATAATTATTGTAACGATTAGGTATCTCATAGCCCTCCTCCTGTCTTGTGCTGCATAAAAGTCACCCATGCTCATATTTATTATCTCCTTTCATTTCATGATGAAGAATACTGCAATTGCTATTAGAATTATAAATGTGACAACCTGCAACACATTCAGCTTACGATCATAGTCATCCTTGCCATCTTTGACTATCTTGTGTTTCTTCACACTAACTCCTTTCATAAGTTTGAAGCAGGATCAAGGTAAGTTTAAGGAATATTCACCCACATCACAATGATGAGTTCGTAGAGCTTGATTCCTGCTTCAGTGATTACAACTCTTCCATTTGTCCCCAATTAAGTCCTTGCTCTATATCACAAGGTATATCAACCTTCAGCTTCACCACGTTCTCCATCACCCCACGTATATCTTCAGCCATCACACCCCACTCATGTTCATCCATCTCGAACAGCAACTCATCATGAATCTGCATCAATGTGTCACATACTAAACCTTCAGCTTTCCATTCAAGTGATCGGTCGTATGCTTGCTTAATTGCTATCTTCATGATCTGTGCTGCTGTTCCCTGGATAGGAGTGTTACCACCTTCTCTCACACCCTTCTCAACAATTCGCTTATCTGCTGAGTGTACGTGTGGGATTGTACGCTGGTGATGATACATTGTCTTAACAATACCAGTACGTTTTATACTGTGTTGTACGGCTTCCATGTAACGTCCACAATCAGGCCATGTAGCAAACCAAGAGTTGATAAACATTTGACAATCATCCTCATCAAACATTGGTGTGCCATCATCATGTGTGAGTTTATTCTTAATGAAGCCATCATATAGACCATGCTTAGTGATACCATACAGACATCCAAACTGCACATCTTTTGCTGGACGTCTGTGCTTCTTGGGTTCTACTTCATCAAGTTCAAGATTGAACATATCAGCAGCAAGCATTGCATGTAAGTCTTGACCATTGGCAAATGCATTGATCATCTTTTTATCATTAGCAAGATGTGCTACTACTCTCATTTCAATGCCTGAGTAATCGATGCTGACAAACACACACCCTGGCTTGGCAATGAACCCTTGTCTGATCATGCGTCCATTGGCTGTACGAGTGCTTATATTCTGGAGGTTAGGATTCTTGCTTGCCAATCTCCCTGTTGCTGTACGTGTAATTAGGATGTCAGTATGCACACGATTATTCTCATCAGCCATCTTAGGCAGCTTGTTACAGAATTGACTGATCAGATGCTCATATTCCTTGACTTCAAACACCTTTTGTACGATTGGGTACTTACGGAACTTACTCAATGTCTCAGCATCAGTACGTAGCTTCTTAGGGTAGATATTCATATCCATCAGCATCTTGCACAGCTTGCCATCTTCACCACCGGATCGTACATTGATACGTTGACCATATTCACTCTCGATCTCTGCCTGTACCTTATCAGCAGCGTCACGAAACTCTTGTGTGATAGTGTGAAAGTGATCCTGGTCAATCATTATGCCTGTCTCTTGCATAGCAATAACTGCTGGTATGATGCTCATATCAATTGATAATGGATTTATTTGCATAGTATTTCTCCGATGTATCTGAACAATTGCCTGCATCCAAATCCAATTAGTATTGATAATATCCAGAAGTACATACCTGCAATCATATTCTTTTTTACCGATTTTGATCCCCATATGAATGAATAAGACACTACACTGAATGCGTATGATAATAGTGCTCTTACTATTTGTTCTATCATATCAAGTGTTAACATATATCTCCTAACGGTTTGATCCAATCCGGCATAGGTATGCTCAGATAGATTACTTAAATTTTAACTTGGCAACTAACACAAACAGCGATAGTACCAACTCAAATGATGTTCCATATATTAGTGGATTGTTTCTTATTGCTATGCCATAGACTAACCACATTACCAGCCCAATATTAAATTGTACAATCCACCACTTTGATAAATCTGATGTTTGTGACGTTTTCCAACACTTTATCACCTGTGGTAGTAATGAAATATTTACTAATATAGTTGCTGTATACCCTAACAAGTCTGTCATATGTATTCTAATGGTTTAATCCAATCAGGATATGGAATCCCTGACTGAATGTATAGTTTGTATAACTTATGAGCCACTTGTAATGTTGCATCTGCATCAGCACATGCATACTGCACGGCCTTATCAAGATCAATCATGCTGAGATCAGCACCCAACCATTTACCTATTGCATTATCACACTGAATCAGTCTCTCATCAGCTTTCCACTTGTTGAGTGTCTTGACAGGATCACTACCACGCTTGAGAGCACCAGCCGCCATCTTGCCAATGTTCTGTGGTTGGCGCATGTAATCATGGCCATTTTCAGTGCCAGCCACAATCTTGTATCCATCAAACACTTTCTTGTCATAATACCACTTACCATTCTTCTCATATGAACCTTTCTTGCGCTTGGTACATTCAGTCATATAATATGTGTACAAACGCTCTTTCTTAGGATCATTATTCCACGCAAGGAACGGTTCAGGATCAGGCCATTCCACATCTGCCATTGTCTCGAGGTACTCAATTGCCATCTTATCTTCCACATCCTTCACCACATCACGATATGATGTCTGCTCAATATCACATGACCGATATGATGCCACTTTCAATCCTTGTGCAATCTCAAGATGGTAGCTCATTATCATGCCATCAATCTCTAACACTGGAAACACACCACAATCTTCCAAACGTTTCTTATCAGCAAGAGCATTCCAATAAACAACAAGTGATGACTCCACACACTGTTTCCATTTGTGTATATCTTCAGGCCATACTAAGAATGCTTTATGTGGTTCTGTACTTACTGTAAAACACCACGTAGAATCATCTACAAGCCACTCACAGTCAATTGCAATCACACCTGTGTTAACTATTGGTTGATTAGTAAAGATGGCATACGAAGGCTCTGTGTGCTTCTTAGGATATATCTCACACTCACCCCACAACAACTCACCAAGCTGTTCAAAGTCATACTTGATGTTTCTGATTCGTTCAGGCTGACGTAGCCCTGCTGCTGGATGGTAACATGGCATCACAATCACTTCTTGGTCACGGTCTTTATTCAATATGTGATTCCGTTCTAACCTGTGTGGGATGCCATGTGCCATCTCCATTGATTTATTTATGTCTAAACATCTGAGCGCAGTGACACCAAGTGCCACGATCACAAGTGATGACTCGCATTTGCTCAATCTATGTAAAGTATCAGCTTGTTGTTTGTCGAAGTTGGCAGCTAAGTATGTCTCTTTCATACGTGGATCGAGTGGTATCATCCACTCAAAGACATTTTCAATACGACACATGTCACGAGTTATCTTAGCTGCTGGTAAGCAGTAGTGATCAAGTTCAGCACCAGATTTTCCTACGAATGGCTTACCATGTTTCAATTCTTCCACAGCTGGAGCTTCACCAAGCAGCACGATTGATGCATCAAGCGGTCCGTGTCCTCTGACGATTTTACTCATTCTCGCTGTCCTTAGTTTTTGGTGGTTTCTTTACCTGTTCGCTGATCTTATTCATTGTCTTACGACTTGTGATTTCTGCTTCTCTTATATACCTAAGTGCTGTTTCATGTCGTGTCTCATTTTTATATTTATGGCTAACAGCAAGCAATAATTCAGTATATTTAACTAAATCATCTGCAACTTTCGTATTCATTTTGTTTCCTCTTTCATACATTCGCATGGTTCAACAGATATTTGTAGATCGTAGTCATTATCATAATCTGTTGAATGATTGAGTTCACTACCACATTCCATACAGGTTAGTCTGTAGGGTTGTGAATCCATGTGGGATTTTATTATACTTTCAATGTCATTTAAGTTTATTGTCATTGTTTGTTCTCCTTTCATACTTACACAGAGCGACCCTAAGACATCCTATCACTCACCCTAACCCAACTATCACATGATTATTATCATTGCTTAGGATGGCTCTGTGGTGTTGTGAATGTTACTTGTTGTGAATCTCACCTTCTTCAATCACAATACCCATCTTGTCGGCAGTATCATAATCAGGAACAAGACAGTCTTTCTCATCATCCCAACGTTCACCAATGACGAGTTCGAATATGGTCTGTACACCTGCTTTATCACACATATCACGTATCTTGGCACGAGTGTTGGTGTCAGCTTGGGAGCCATTCTCAACCATAAGCAACTTCAGTGAGTCGATCTCTGTGCCATCTTCCATAGTCACAGTCTGATTGGATAACTTGTTGATGAGTATCTGAGCACCAAGCAGCATACGTGCGCCTTCATTGATCTGTTGGATAGGCACACTCTTGTATGTAAGCACACCATCATCATCAACATTCACATGTTCAACAGGACATTCATTGTCAGTAAACAAAGCACGTTTCTTGGCAGGGATTGCTTTCACCTGGGCATCAAGATCAGCATGAGCCATTTTCTGATTCTTGGCATCCGCAACATACTCATCGTATCGGATATAGGCTTCAGCAGCAGAGTTTGTGTTAGCAGCATCTGATAGTTGTGCTACAAGTGTGTCAACAGTGTTAGCAGAATCTTCATACTCTTCATATTTGTTATAATGACCTTCTGCCTCGATCTCAAGCTGTCTGATCTCTTTCTTCATCTGTGCAATGAGTGCTTCTTTCTTACTGATGTTGTCTTGGCAGTAATTCCACTCACTGTAATGGTGATCATAGTTATGTTTGGCATCCTGAGCAATTTTCAGCTTATCATTGATCTCATCCACATTTACAGCTTCAACTTTCTCAGGACGTGTGACTGGAACTTGTGCAATAGCCTTGTCCTTATCCCGACCAGCATCTCGGCGTTCATCACGTAGCTTGCTATCAAGTCTGTCAAGCTCATTAAGCTGCGACTTGATGCCCATCATATCCAACACATCTGCCAACCATTCATCAACCTTACGACGTTTCAGTTCAGCCACATCCAGCTTAGTAGCTTGCGGCCATAGCATCTTGAGCAGCATTGCGTTTGTCATACCTTCTGGTGGATCAGGTTCGATGCTGAGTGCATTGCGTCCATTAGCACGATACATACGGCTGATCTTGAGCACAGTTGTCTTGCCATCTATGGTAAACTCATGCTCATACTCAGCAGTTGTAGCACCACGTTTGTTGTTGATGGGTTGTGGTATCTCACGTGAGTCAATCTTGTTGAATGTGTCGATGACTGTTTCCAATAGTGCAGTCTTGCCAGCTTCATTCTCACCAATAAGATTGTTGTGATCGACCCAATCAACAGTGATGTCTCCTAAACCTTTCCAGTCTCTTGCGGTTGTTCGTAGTATAAACATTGTGTGTCCTCCTGATTAGTGTTAGTGTTTAATCCATCTTAGCATCTTGTGAAATATTAACACGACGACGATAATTACCACCTCCATACTCAACCTCCAAGATGTTGTGAGTCATTGTCATCATCATCATCACTGTCGCTGTTTGCCAGCAATATGTACACAGCATATGCCAACAGTGGCATCCATATGTACCAATATGTGAATAAGTCTTTCATGATATTCCTCCTATTCGTTTAACATATCTTGTTCAGTAATCTTGTGATTTAAGAAGTTTGGGTTATGGTTCCCACCTATGTGCACAACTTCTGCACATTCCCATTCCATATGAATCTTGTAACGTTCCCGGTAACCAATCTGGTCATAAGCTGCTAATTGATCCCACATCCCAATTGATGTTGATGGTTGCTTCTTTTTGATTGATGCCTTCGATTGTTCGCCCATCTAACTCCTCCTTATCATTTGTGTATTTAAGAGACTGTTTGTACATTTCACGATACGCATCACTATCAAGGCACATCGGCACATACCACTTGTCATCCTTTGCCAGCCATGCGTATTGATACACTTCACCACGTTTATCCTTCTTTTTCATCTACCCATCTCCAGTGTTTGCGAAACATCTCATCGTTCCATTTCATAGGTTCACGTGTTTCACAATCTTCAAGAGTATGCTCGGTAAATCGTGATCGATGTTCAGTCTGGATGTGATAACAGCGTTGTTTGGTGTGTTTGTTTTCAACTATCATGTGGTTCATTGTTCATCCTCATGAATTGATTCAATGATTGCTTGTGATTTCTTCTTTCCGATTCCTTCAACTTCCTGCCAACTCTCAGCTGGTGCATTGATCATACTATATATGCTGCTGAAGTGTTTGCTCACACGTCCTGCAATCTTATGCTCAATGCCTGGAAGTTGTGATGCCACTTTCATCAGTCGTGTGGACTTATACATCAGGCTGGTACGACCACTATATGTACCTGTATGACTTGTATGTTTGTCCTGATGTGAGTACCAGTTGGCCAGAGCCTTGATGAATATTGCCGATTGTTTATCATTCCAGAATAATTGTGGTGCAAGGATGATGTCACGGTTAACAGCGATGCTCACAAGATGATTCATGAACGACATATAATTCACATGTTCCTCACCACGACGATAGAATTTCATCAATCCATCATCACTGATCTTATGATACCCATCTATCACAAGCCAGCGATGATCATACTCTTGTTCCATCTTACCAAGTTGGAATCCTGTGAAACGTTTATCACCTTGCATGGATGACACCATTTCACTAATTGTCTTGCGTTCGATGGCAGCATATGTACCTGTGTTGGAGATGATCATGACATCACCAGAGTCAAGCTCTTCAAGAATTGCACCTGGGATGTGTTTGGCGAGGCACTTACTGCCCTGGCGTGGATCAATTATGATCATACCAACACTCCAATATCACTTGCATCAGCCAACACATAATCTTCAGTAACCATATCACCAACTGCCAACACATACATACGACCAAAATAGCCAATGATCATAGCTGTGCAGTGGAGTGGTGAGTAGTGAACGTAGTCAAATAGATTAACGTTTCTCATCTTCGTCTCCAAAAACATCACGTAGTGTTTTATTCTTTGCCAGATCAAATAATGGACAATCTTGTTCTGAACATTCCATTTCTTCACGTTCACAATAATCACCAGCACCTACATGAGCACCTTGAACATGATACTGACAGTATTTTGTAAAGATGTTAAATTCCATAACTTACTCCTCCAATGTGTGATTATAGTCATCAGGATCACCTCCAAAGTGATCCGCCCATACCTGTGGCAACCCACCTTCCAGACACATCCCACCATCAAACTCATTCAGCATATATCCCGTCTTGAGTTTACCACGACCATCAAACACATACTGCATACGATACTCAACACTGGTGCTGACAAGTGATTCCTTCTCAACAACAGTCCATAGGAACAATTCCATCTCAACACGGTTTTCCATCTTGTTGTAGCTGTCCCGATAGAAGTCACCTGTGGGTTTGTTATCAGCAAATTCAGGTCGTACTTCATGGATGAATATCAGATTCTTATCAGAATTAAATGCTGCACGGATTAAGTCATCAAAATATGAATATGTATCTTTCCACTTGAATGCTGCTGTTGGTGGTATAGCGAGTGTGCCAAGATCAGCAATCTTTTTAGTTTTGATGAAATCTGTCATAGTGTCTATCACAATTGATTTGATACCATCAGTTTTGAGAAGTTCGTAATAATCATCCTTGAACTGATCTGATATTGTGATACAATCATCCTGGTTGTCCGTGTTAGTGTCTGATGATACATATTTACGTTTGTATATCTCAACCTGTGGAAACTTCTCAATAACTCCACGATCACGTATGTTGAAGTCACAGTAAGCTATGGGTGGTGGTGCAGTCAAAGCTACTGATGTCTTACCAGCTTTACCAATACCTGATATGCTGATTATGAGATTGTCAGATGCCTTTGAGTCAGGTCTTGTGAATCCGTCTATCATATGAGTCTCCGTTTAGTTAATTCGTGTGAGTGCCCATTGGCGTCCGTCTTGATCCTCAACCACACATTTAGCATTGGGTAATCCGAGTGGTGATGCTTTACCATCATCATCAATTGGGTGGTAGCTGCCTTTGTGGTTGATAGTCTCGATGGTCTTGTGACCTGCTGATCGCAAGTCCACACGGCGCAATGTGAACTCTTCACCTGTGGCAGTGTCTTCAATTGTCACCGGTCCCCACTTGATTGCTGTGATGTCTGTCATGGGTATCTTCAGATCACCTGCATTGCGTAGTATTTCTACTCGTTGGTGTTTTCGCATTAGTCCTCCTATAATTTAATCTAACATCATCATCCGTTCAAATTCCATTATTTCTTCTTCTGATAATGTGTGAGTTGTTGGGTCAGATTCATTGTAATGATCTGCTTGTTCACAAAATGTTATGAGTTTATCACGATAGTCTTGTGTGCGTTCATCCCAATTTTTGAACAGTTTGATGGCCTCAACTGGTTTCAACCAGTAACCATATTTGTTGTAGTACTTCATACACCTGAACATGCTACTAATTGGGCAATGGATATTAGTGAGTACAAGATGCTTACGTTTCTCATGTTCAATGAAGTCTTTATGCACAAGACACTCAGTAGCACTTATCACAGCAGCTTTGACAATAGTGAAGTCAAAGTTATCAAGTATCTCTTCAATACTACCATATGTGATAATCTTACCTTCACGTACAGGTTTGATAAGTTGAACAGGTAGTGGTGTGTTTGTGTGTTTCTCATATGTGATGGCTACGTCGTTTTGATCTTTTACTACTAATCCAGTAGATGTGAAGTAATCCAACAGATCATTGTAAGCAGTTTCATTATTGGGATACACATCAATATCCCCAGGCTTCTCAATCTTAGATCGTGGAGATGCGCAGTAACGTGCATAACCACCAATTATGTTACCACCAAGTCCATCAATGGTTTTGAATAACTTTTCAAACTTTGCAGTGAATCCTCGTTGTAGTGGAACTTTTACATATTTATTTTCCATAGAATTTCTCCCATTCTTCAATTGATTTAAGATCAGGGTGTACCGTCTTGCCATCTGGCATTATCATATGCCAGTCGTTCCAATCCAAGTGATCAATGATGAAATTATGGCGTGATTCCCACTCATCCAACAGGTCAGCATCTTCCAATATCTGACAACCACGATCAACAATCATATCATGAAACTCAAACGTGATTTCACCTTTTTGTGCTTTTTTTGCAAGTAATCCACTATGGATGAAACTATGACACTCATGACACAATGCCACGATACGAGTGAGTCGTACTTCACCGGTTTCATAATCGTACATATACTCCTCATGAGCTTCGAGATATGGTCGTATACTTGCTTTCATGTGCTGACCACAAGCGTAACAGTGATGATCCTTGAGTGAATACGCTTTCTTGCGCTCAACATCCCACCATTTCGTACCCATGTGTGTACGTGGGTTGACACCATGCAAGGACTTAGGTATGTTAGGATGACACAGTATGAGTGGTTCACCTTTGATTGTGCTATGGCGTAGTTGTGAATCAGTTAGTAAGCCCATTAGTAACTCATTTTTATATACAAGAAATTACTATTATCATTGTCTGTGAAGTGAATTGGATAAGCATTAAACTCTTCACATATTTTTTTTGTGAGATCAAACACAGCGAATGTCCAACCAGTATTCGCACTTGGTAATGGTATACGAATAATTCTATCAGCAACAACTTCAAGTGGGTGTGTGGTGTTTGGCATAGTTGGATCGCCTATTTTCGGGTACTTTGCAATAACTTTTTCCGCCCATGTCTGTTTTGTTAATTGTTTTGACATTTCAGCAGCGGTTTCATCAGATAACTCGATTTGTTTGCCGTTTAACATGATATAATTTTTCATTGTTTGTCCTCCATGATATTGTTAATTATTTCATTATGAGCATTCATGTCAATAGGTGTGACAATCCATGATGTTGCATTAGGATCAATATTACTTGTTGATGGTGTCGTTGCTGTGACAATTTTACTTCGTGTGCCGAGATCAACTACAACTTGTTGTCCTGGTTTGATATCATGATATGTGAAGAATGCATATTGTTTATCGTTTGGCTTGAACTCACACATGACATTCATAAGTTTGCGTTCAGTGACAGGTGTGATTTCCATACCTTCCATGGATGATTTTGAGATATACCACATGTCCTGATGATTCTTGAAACTTCGCCCAATCATACCTTTGGCAAATTCATCCTTACTGAGTTCCATATCTGCTGCTGATATGCTCACATTCATTTCGAGTAACATTTGTTTCGTTTCCAGTGAATCAATGTCTCGCATTTCAGCAATTGACTTGCGTTCGTATTGTTTGAATTTTTGCATTATGCCTCCTGTTCTAATTTATACATTTTGATTAATTGTTTGCGTAATGTGTCAAAGTTCTCTGTCGATTCTTTACATGCACATATCCAAGACCAGTACCTGACTTGATCATTACTATTTAAATTCTTTTTATTCTGTTTATAAACATGATTATTTATATAGCAACCATTTAATTCTTCAATATTGCATGGTTCCATACTGTATACATGACACTCATCCCTCCATCTATCACACCATTCAAGAAACTCCTGTGGTGTGACTTTGCAGTTTTTCATAATAGCATCAAGCAGATGCTTGTTCAGTCTTAACATTTTGTGTCCTCCTAACATGTTAAATATTGATTCTAAGCAATGATATATGTATATGTGACTCAATGTATGACTATGTGTATGAACGTTGCTTAGAATTGATCTGTGTGAGTATGAGAATATATTGCAGAGTCAAGCATACACCCAACTCTGCAATAAGTGAATGTGTTTACAGATCGAGATATTGCTTGCCACGAACAATTGCAGCTTCATCCGATGTTAAACTCAATGGTGGATCAAGTGCTTTGAGTGCTTTACGCACAGCAACAAATGATTCAGCACCAGCTTCAATGGCATCATTGACGGCATCATGTTTCTCTTTGGGAAGCTCGCCTTTACCAGCAGGTTCAGCTTTCTTGGCATTACCGGATGATTTCTTGGTTGATTTGGCATCTGCGAAACCGATAGCATCAGTGACCAACAACCAAGTACGTGGGTATTCTTTTCCGTCTTTACCTTCACGCATTGATGGTTTGTTGGTGCGTTTGTCAATAACCGGTTCTTCTTTCATCTTGACCTGCAACCCTTCGAACATAGCGACAGATTCAGAATCATTAAGTTCGACACCAGCAACTTTGCAAGCATCAATAATACTATCAATAAATTCAGCAGCACGAGTGGAGTTTGCCAATGATAGCAGATCGTCATCATTCTTGAGTATGGTTTTGTTGTCTTTGTCAAACTGCACATTTCCCGCACCATAAAGCACGTCATTCTTGTCCTCCGGCATTCCATCCCATTGCATATCAACGCTTAATGCTGGACCTTCCCAACCCTTTGGCGTATCAAACAACAACGTTTTCAATGTTACAACTGCGTTACCGGGTGAATATTGATTACCACCTTGTACGCGATCTTCGCGCTTCATTAGACCCATAGTATGGCCTCCTGTGTTAGTTAAAAGTTAAAGTGTATTATCATAGACTGTTAATTTACATATTGTCATATTCATTCCCTTCATCATAGCACCATATACATATACCAGTTTTCCAACAGATATTAGTCAACACATCAGTTTTAAGCTCATCAAATTTACCAATATACACAGTTTCAGGATACCGTTCATATGTTGTAATCATATTATTAGGTAAGTATTCATACTCAAACTCATCCATTTCTTTTATAATTGCATTGACTTTTGGTATATCAATAGCATCCTTCACATATATACGACCGTGTCCTTTTCGTGTAAATTTCATTGTTCCTCCTTGTGAATGATTATTTGCTAAGTGCATACACATCTGCATACAACTTTTGTATACACATTATGACTCTCTGTCCGTTACGATTTAGTATGAAGTGCATACATTTCCTTTATATATACATATGTTATTTATATCTATAGAGTGCCAGCAGGGGCAGAGCAAAAGCAATAGAAACAACACACTTACACTCTGAAAAGTGGGTGTATGCACTTATGTATGCAGTTTCACAGGTAACAGTGATCACAATATCACATAAGTATATAAGCTTATATGGGCTTGTACTCACTCAATAACACTCAATCGCTGAGTTCGACCATCTTCAACCTTCTCAAGCATTGAATGTCGCACCAGATTATCAATGGCCTTCCCGTATAACCCATAACCGTATTTCTGTACTCTGATGGCAACCTTAAGCTCTCTCTCAGTTGGTGTATAGATGGCACAATGTCGCATTATCTTTTGTTCCAATTCAGCAAGTTGATTATCTGCATCGTATGGAGCATATTGCTTACGGACTTTCAATTGCCAATCACATATGCTTGCAACTCGTTCCACAATCTCATCATGAACTTCATCACGACCATCAGACAAAGCATGTAGTGCCATAAGTCGGAGCGCGTAACCATCTAACCTATTTACATACTCACTATCTGGCAAATCATGATACCATTCATCATACAGTCGATCTGCCTTAATTGTCATTGTGATAACTTTACCATCTTTACATCTATCATAAAGCTGAAGCAGTTTATCACGTATAGGGTTGATTTCATCATCTGGAATATTGCGTGGACGTGAAACCTTGTGATTACGTTCAGCAGGGACAATAAACAATCTCGCAGGGAATCCGATAGCTTGAAATTCAGGAGTGAATATCTTCTCATATGTTTCCATTGTGCTTGCTGCCATCAATGAGAGATATGCATCATCGATATTGATACTCTCTTGTGACTTCTCAATCTGCTCACGGTTTGATTCATATAACGTATTGACAACCTGGAGCAACACACTCCCACTTATAGAAGCCTTCTTAATAAAATGTTGTAATTCATCTAACCAAAACAATACTCGTTTCTCACGTTTCAACACGTTAATTAATCCCTCGGCACTATTAGCCCCAGTACATACAGGAAACAAGTCACCGAATAGACTATGAAAGAACTTATACGTATACTCACCAGCCCAAGATTTATGGCTTAATCCTGATGAGCCCAACATTATCGTATATAAGCGTAATTGCGTTTTCAGTGCGCCGTCAAGAATTACCTTATCAGCAACAAGTGATGATAAGCATGTCATGAATGAGAAATACCAGAACAGCTTAGGGGATTCGAAACGTTGTGCCATAATGTTTGCATAACGTAATGCAATACCACTCATTGAATGATCTGGGAATTGAATACCTGTTGTCATTTAGATTCCTTCTTTGCTTGTATGTATACTTTACCTGCAATATGCATCATATCTTGTATGTAATGGGTGATTGTCATTTTGCATGAATGGCATACGTTTAATCCCTCACTGCCAATCACATATATTGGTAGGTTTTCAGTAGCAGTTAAAGTTCTACATATAGTACAATTGGTTTTCATAATGTATAAGCTCCAATTTGTTAGTATGGGGAATGTCGCCCATTTATGCAAATGATGTGCCAGTAAAATTTAACGATTATTCCGTCTTGATAACTTGGCCCGTTTGTTTTTCTTCTTACGTGACTTTTGACGTTTTGTATTGATTGTTGAACGTGTACCATTTTTGTTTTAATCTTGGTATATGTATGGAGTAGGTATATTAGTATTACCTATGATGTACAAGATTGGTGATTTTGTAAGTCCTATATGTTCATCCATTGTTTACTCCTGTTACTTGATTGTAGATGCGTACAACTCTGCTTTTTTTATAAATTCATCTTTATTTTCTTGAAACTGTTCTTTGAGACTTCCCCAAGTATGCAAATGGATACTATTTCCGAGCGCTCCATTTTTCTCTTTTCTCAAAAAATCGTAGTAAGACTTTGAAATATCCAAAGCCGTCGTTGAGTCCACATTGTTTCTTGCTGATTCTGATGCCCTGTTACAAAAATGTGTCATAATATTACTCCTTGTTATGTTTTAATTAGTTTGGTATGGATCAACACCGCGCTTGATACATTCCCGTTCATAATACCACTCCATGCGATCCAATGATACACCATTCGCCCGGTTCAAGACGTTGACATTGTTCCAATGATGTTTGGTCATGTAACGTATGAAGTGAGACAGGTTTGTGAAATGTATGCGTATGATCATATGTGCATCACTTTCCACACCAGCGCAAACACAAATGCCGGCATGATTGAATGGTATAGTATTTGTGTGATAAATGCGAATACTTTCATTATTCCCCCTGATCAATTCAAATCAACAAGTTTATATTCACCACTATCAATCTTTCGTTGTGTATCCGCTTTGGTTTCATTTAAGAACTGATTACGATATTTGCCGGTTGTGCGTGAGTAATCCCAATCTTGAGAATCAAGGTATACTGTGCCATTTGCTCTAAATGCCACATTACTGTTATAACTTTGAAACATTGTTCCCATAGACAAGCAAAATGTATTAGGTATTTCAATTGCTACGTCATCAATGATAAACTGATTAGGTACATCATTACCACGTGCTGATTTCATACTTTTAACTTTCATTGTATAACCTCCAATTGATTGAATGATACATAATTGTATACTAACATGCTTAACAACATGCTAACAACTGTTATTAGCTTATACAAGCTATATAAGCTATATAATCTTATATGATTTCATACATAATCGTAATGTCCGTATGCTTTGGGGCAACACTTCTCACACTTCATTACTGGGTAAATACGTGATTTTACTCTGTATGTTCGTGCCGTTACAAGAAAGTACAATTTGACTTTATACAGTTTCTTGCATTCCGGGCAGTAACATGTATATGTCATTTGCTGATCACGTTTATTCATATACGCACGTTTTTACTACGTGCCCAATTATACAAGCCTTCATCGTTAAGTATCCATAAACGACGTTCATCGTTGTTAAGTCTTGCATTTTCACCAACTGCGCATTTAATACAGTTATCAAGTTCTTGCTTGTTTTCTTTGATAAAGTTCCGCATAGTCATTTTGTTTCCCCTTGTTATATATTTTAAGCTTCATACAAGCCATGTAACGAACGATAATGATGTAGACATACAAACACTTGTCTAATGTGATAACATTCGTTACAAGTGGGTTATGTGTGAATTATACACATATTTCATTATTACAGCAAGGGCACAAATCAATATCACGTGTTATAAGTGGGTAATGCCCAACAATATCCTTGTACTTTTCCTGTTCACCTTTGCCAAAGTCATGCTCAGTTGTGTAAAACTCCTGGCAATCGTTACAATAGTGTTTGTTAGTAACATTATCATATTGATTATCAGTAAGATTAATATACACTTCTAAACTTTCATACATTGAATAATCATCGATTCCTTCATTATCACAAATGAATTGAATGATAGATGAAAACTGATGTTCGTTATTGTAGTTCAATTTAATATGAGTACTATTCATCCAGTCAATAATATTATTGGAATAATGCGACATAAATCCACTACAGCTTGTATATCTACTCTCAATATACTTACAAAAGTCAGCAATGTTAGCCTTAACATATTGCTTGATTGATTTGATGTTGTCAACTGTCAATTCATACTCACAATTGATTGAATCATTTGTGAAGTTGTACTCACGTGGAGACGATACACTATCATACTTCAGACTTAATACAATACTTAATTGCTGTAACTCAAATTCAAGATACTTACAACACTGTTTAGCTACGTTTTTATTATATGCATCATAGTCAAATTGAACATCAGAATAGAAATCAATGTCACCTTGCAATCGCTTCTCTTGCCTAATTTCTGTAAATTTATCGATTTCATTACTTTCATTGTTATCTGATTGAAATATTGTACCATAGAAACCTGTGAATACTGGTAACCAACCGTTAAACTTAAATGATTTCATTGTGTAACCTCATTATGTTAGTTGTTTAATCAGAGAATTTATTAAATGTTTCTGGATAAAAGAAACCTGATTTGAATAATAATTGATCCCTGTTACCTTGCGGCAGTTGTTCCCACTTTTCAACATATATGGCATAATTACTTAAATTATAATAGTAATGAAACCACTTGACATAATGCCGATGTAGTTCGTCGCTGAATTGCTCAAACATGCCATGAAAGTAATTCCTATTCCTTGTTGTTAACTTTAGCCAACTGTTACAATTGAATATTTTGTTCCTTTCATCAATCAATATTAGATGTGAATATTGATATGTTATGCAACGCGAAAACATATCTTTAAATTTGGATTTAATGTTAAGATAATGATTGAACTGTGTACTTGATTTCATTGTGTAACCTCATAAGCTAAGGAATGATATACATGCTCGCAATAACGAAATATGCAAGCGTTATCAGTGTGATTATGATTGATGTGAAGTGTTTCATAGTGTGTACGCTGTTAATTCATGCATACGTGTTACAAGTGGTACGTGGTTGCGGATAAATGTCTTGATTGCTTCTTGTTTACTTTTGCGTATATTTTCAATATAACAATCAATTGCGTTGTGTGAATATTCACACAAACCATTATTAGCAAAATCATTCCCGTAGAATCCTCCGCATGCATCAAAATAACTACCAATATCAATTTTGTAGTAATATACACTCCCGGTCAAATAATCGTTATATGTTTGTATCTCACATTTGAGTAAGTCAATAACTTTATTACGGATCGACTTTGTAACACGTTTACAAGAATATTCATTTCTAATATCTTGCTTGCTTGCATACACTACGCCAACTTGGCCGGAATCCCACGGGCATATAAAACCGTTTGTGTTGATAGTGATTCCTGAATGGTCATACATGTAAACAGGCAGACAAATATAGTCATTGCTTGATTGAATCTCTTTTGCTTCATCGATGTCAATACTTTCATCATTAGGCAAGTTATACCTATTATGAAACATCGATAGTTTACCAAAGTTATCCCATTCATTACGGGGATCCTGTGCAAGTTCATCTTGATACACTTCAATGTCAAAACCTTTATACTGTAATGTTTCTACTAACATGTCGCACCTCACAAGGTTAGTTATTCAATGATTCAATTAATTCAATGGTTTGTTGACGTCTTAGCTTGATAACTGGCTTAACAACTGTCATATTGAACGTGTGTTCGCAAGTGTTACGTGCCTGTTGTGTGCGTAGCTTGATTACATCCTTATCACGTTTGCCCTGGTTGACATTGACAAGGCTGATGTGTTGGCGTTGTGTTTCACTCAAATGTAATTTCATGATGTGTGCCCTCAATTAAATGTGATGTGTGCCCTATTTTGTTTGTCTACGAATGTTTATCCTTTCAACAAATGTGTCACGTGACATTATACCATTTTCATCTTCATAATCAACAAAATCTTGCCTTGTGTCACAATATTCATGGTAGTGCATATCATGAAAAAACTCCTGCACAAACACAGAAAAGCGTTGATACTGTTCTTTTGTTAGAAAGTTATACATTGTGACACCTCATTGACTATGTAATTATTACACACTAATAATAGCGTGTTCCGATTTACATATGATTGATCAACAACAACTATGCCAAAATAACAAGCACTTACACCGAACATCATCTAATCACCTTGTTTCTCATACACTTACAACCCACAATATCCCATTATCCCCTGCATATGTTACCACACTGTAACACGCAATACTGTCGGGATTCTTTACACTTGTGTTCATGTGCAATATACATGCCAAGAGTAACACCCAATGATAACACACACTTAGAGTGTACAGTGTGACAACATACTGTAATAGCGTGTGTTACACATCATTATATAGCACACATTACCCGGGCATACATGTGTACACTCACAGACACGTAGACACACATACACACATACACATGCTATGATATACCTGTGTGTGATAACATCGCTTATAACGGCTATATGCACGTTTAATGGCATGTTTATCAGGTGAATGCCGGGATATACTGTGGCCGGGTGAAAAAAGGATTGTTAATATCACGGGAGCGCAGACCCACGAAGGCCCTTTCGACCGGGTGGGTTGATGAGATAGTAGTATAAGTGATGACGCCCTCTATAAAAAAAAATAATATAACAATCCACTCTGTCAACGTTTGTTTCACTTACACCGATTCCGCAATATAAATTTTATAATTTTCTTGGCATGGTATCTGCATACAAGTGATGGTATAGGTCGACCACAGTTAGAGCGTTCAGTGCATATGGACGCTTTTTCTGTTTAATGGCACAATATCTGCTAACACTCACATGCCAGCAATCTGAGATCATGCTCAGTAGGAAGGTAGGGTTCGATTCCCTAACAGCGATGTGAGTAATCATGAAAAGGCTTGCGGGACTGACAGTGGTATCTTTCGTGCTGGCACATTATACACACACACATTGACGCTCTCATTCCTCAACTCACTTGCGTTCGCATCGGAATAATCACTAACACACATTAGGAGGACATAATGAAATATTGGTTTGATCGTAAACATCATGAGTTTAAGCCATTCACTGTAACAATTGAAATTGAAACATTGGAAGATGCAAATGATTTGTGTCATGCGTTAGATACAGATAAGTCATATAAGTATGATCTTATGACATTAGCTAAGATTCGTGATTTACGCAATTACATACATTGCACAGCTAATAATCTAAATGGCGATTGGTTCAATGTTAACAAATGATTTGGCATACAATTAAATGGGGCAATGGCGGAATAGGTAACGCAATGCGAGTAGAGTGGATATTAAAGCACATAGGTTGAACTGCAACAGGAATCCGTGTTGACACTTTAATATCATGCAGGGTGACTATACGAGTTATGTGTCGCATCGGGCGATGGAGAAATTCTGGTACTGGAATCCACATCTTGTCAAATCCCTGCTTGCCCCACTAACACATTCACAAGGAGGACACATAATGGATGGAAATAATTGTAAAAGTGAAACGTACACAACATCGGGTTACTCACAGGTTAAGTCACAACATGAAACAAAATACTTAGATTGCTATTTTGCAATATGTGAGTTGGATGGTACAAGAAATAGATTACAAAAATTGATGGATAGGATTCAATCATCAGTACAACCATCTTCTGATAAACCACCATCAACTGTTGAGGAAGAACCATCATTGCTGAAATTCCTGAATGAAACACCGGAAAAAGTGCAAAAGTTGAATGCTGATATAAGAAGTATGATTAGTAATATTGAGGAAATGTTATTCTGATGACTGATCGTACAAAACTCGCAATCACACTTCTTATCATCAGTATATTAGGATTTGCAGTGATGATATGGGAATTTGTGACATTGGCACAGTGATTGCACACTTATCACTAATTCTCAGGAGTGGGAAGCTGCCCCGTAGCTGAATGTTGGTTTGTCACTGCGGGGTTTAATTATGTTAGGAGGACACAAATGGACACAAATAAAGAATATATTGAGATGTGTAAGCAAGCGAGTGAGATACAGGAGATATGGGAACAACCAAAATGGCATGATTTTGTAGTTGATGACAAAGGATACACTGTTAATATTATGCTTGATAGTAGGGATCACAAAGAGCTTGTCTGGCTTCCCCGCCAGGATCAGTTGCAGGAGATGCTAAAAACATCAGATTCATGGATTAATGAATTAGGTTCGTATAAATATAAGCTTGAATGTTTTTGCGATTGGTTTAATAGTTTTTGTGATACAACACATCATTTTGTTGGTAAAAGTCAGATATGTAACTCAATGCACTATGTCTCTATGGAACAACTCTGGCTTGCATTCGTCATGAAAGAGAAGTTTAACAAGACATGGAACGGAACGGAATGGGTGAAAGAACCTGATTTGAGAGATAGTGGCTTGTCTGATGATGCTTGTGGGACTGATAGGATAACAAGATGAACAGACGCTCATTCATGAAATCACTTGGCATAGGGTTTATTGCAAGTCAGGTTCCAGTGCCATCATGTGTCGATTGTGGTTGTCATAGGCCATTATATAAAGGAATTTGCATGAAGTGTAGTTCAGATAGGAATTGGATGGCTATGGCAAAAGAATTATGTGATGCACGTGATAAGTACTTTTTTGGTGATTTGGCACAATCCTTGCAATAACCAACATGACATACTTTGTTCCCCCTAACCCCAAACACT